GAATTCAAACTGTAGTAGAGAAGTCTGAAGAGTTTGACTCACGCTCTATCGAATTAGAGTCCCTACTTGTAGCAGCTGAAAATGATCTGAACGCTAAGATTGTAGAAGCTAGAAGTGTTGCAAATAAGCAACAGTCTGATATGGAAAAGGAACTTACTGTCCGTATTCAGACGCTTGAACAAGCTATAGCTGACAATGATGTACGTGGGTTGAACCAGAAGCTTGCACAGCTAAGTACTAACATGCAGCAGATACTTGAACAGCAGAAGGTACTACTGGACCTACGCAGTCAAGTTGATAAAGCAACAACTATTACAGATGGGCTAGGTGATACGCTCGACGTTCTACAAACAGAGATCGACGATATCTGGAAAGCCTATGATGAACTAGTAGAAAACCCTCTATGAGTTACAGAGAGAAGAACATGGCAGAGCCTAAACAGTTGGAAGCTGGTAGCCAGTGGGATGAAGCAGACGCAGATGGCGATGGCATCATCACTGATGAAGAAATGGCTATGTATGAGCGTCGAGTGCGCTTTGAGAATGAAGACAAGAAAGAAGATGCCCAGCGTAATATGGCGTGGTTTGCACTAGCAGGAATGCTTTTGTATCCATTCGCTGTTGTATTAGCTGTAGGGTTAGGACTTAGCGAAGCGGGGAAGATTCTTGGTAGTATGGCTAGTGTTTACTTTGTGTCTGTGGCAGCTATCGTTGCAGCATTCTATGGCGGTCAAGCGTACACAAAAGGTAAGAAGTAATGGCAGTAGAATATCGAGGTGAAAAGTTTAGTGGCTACAATAAGCCTAAACGTACACCAAACCACCCTACTAAATCACATGTAGTGTTAGCTAAAGAAGGTGACACTGTTAAGATGATTCGCTTTGGTGAGCAGGGTGCTAAGACTGCAGGTAAACCCAAAGCTGGTGAGTCAGAGGCCATGAAAAAGAAACGTGCATCTTTCAAAGCACGACATGCAAAGAATATCAAAAAGGGTAAGATGTCTGCCGCATACTGGGCTAACAAGGAAAAGTGGTAATGGCTAAGTCACCAACACCAACTAACAAGAAGCTGTACGCTAAAGTAAAAGCAGAAGCTAAGAAGAAGTTTGACGTATGGCCCAGCGCATATGCATCTGCGTGGCTTACTAAAGAGTACAAGAAACGTGGAGGCAAGTATAGTGGCACGACAAAGAACAAAGTCAAATCACGTTCTGCGTAGCACTAGAAGCTTTTCCCAAGGTGGTTTAGGTAAGTGGTTCGGTGAGGAGTGGACAGATGTTAAAACAGGTAAAGAGTGTGGCAGGTCGTCTGCTAAAGATAGTGAAAGACCTTATCCAGCGTGTCGTCCCAAAGCGGTGGCAAGCAAGATAAGCAAGAAAGAAGCATCAAAGAAGACTGGACCTAAGCGTGTTGCTTGGTCTACAACAGCATCAGGAAAGAAAAGATCATGAAGTTTGAACCATGTCCGGGGTGTCCTTCTCCAGCAAAATGCGCTAAAGAGGGTTGCCAAAAGAAGAAGAACAAAATGTCATACGGTGGTATGGCTAAAAAGAAGATGAACAAAGGTGGCTACTGTGGTGCATCTAACCCAGCAGAACGCCCAATGAAGAAGAGTAAGTAATGCCCTACTACAACAAATATGAGAAGGCGCTAAAAGCGCACGGCTTCACAGTAGATACTTCAGGTAATGTGTGGGATGCACGTGGCAATCACGCAGCTGCGGAGGATCGCTTTGGTAATGTATACGCTAATGATCCTAACATTACTGAGATATGTATAAAGGCACAGGCTGAAATGGATAAGCCTAAGCCTAAACCGAAGCCTAAGAAAAAAGCAGAACCCATTGAGGATGGCGATTAATGTCACTAACGCAGCAGGGTAAACCAGCACGTGTTAAATCCGTTTATGGACACAACACAGGTACAACAGCAGAAACTATATATACTTGCCCTGCTAATGCTGTAGCAGAGGTTACGTTTATCCATGTTGTTAATGGTGGTGCCTCTACTAACACCGTTGAGGTAGAGTGGTACGTATCTGCTGACACTTACACATCACACTTCCTCAAAGGTAAATCTATCAACGCTAGTGACTACGTAAGCTTCAGTAACATTGACTTAATTCTACAGCCCGGTGATGAAATTAGAGTCACACCTACTAGCGCAGGACATATTGATACCATCCTAACTGTAACTGAAACATTTATCCCAGTAGGGTAATAGCGGGTATGCAATAATAGGTACTACTACCTGACCTACCCATGAGTATAACTATCTCCGCATACAACAAAGGAGAACGTTATGCTTAACCTACTAAAACGTGCATGGAAAGCTATTGAAGTTGCACAACAGAAACGCGCAGACTATCATCTACTAAATATGTTATCTGAGCGAGAACTACGTGATCTAGGTATAGGTCGCTCACAAATAAGAGAGTTAATCTATGGCAAGGAATCTAACAGAGAAGCAAGTTAAGTTTCTTGAAGTACTATTTGATGATGCTGGCGGTGACGTTGTTACAGCTAAGAAACTGGCAGGTTATGCACCTGAGTCCAGCACTACAGCCATTGTGGAATCTTTGAAAGATGAGATCGCGGAAAAGACACGTACTTACTTTGCTCGTAGTGCGCCCAAGGCTGCTATGGCTATGGTTGGCGCTATACATGATCCTACTGAACTAGGCATCAAAGAGAAGATGGTCGCAGCAAAAGACTTGCTAGACCGCGCAGGACTTGGTAAAGTAGATAAAGTGGATGTCACATCAAGTGGTGGCATCTTTTATCTACCACCAAAAGAAGGTACAAACGAATAATACCGCAAAGAGATTTAGGTTATTGGCAGCTACCGTTGCCACCTAAGAACACAGACAAGAAGTGGCACACTATTGTAAGGGTAACTCAAAAGGTTCCCTTCGGCTATGAGCTACATCCAGAAAACGACAAGTTACTTGTACCTGTCGAACACGAACTTGAAGCGTTAGAGCTTGCAAAACGACACCTCAAGCAGTATAGTCTACGAGCAGTAGCACAATGGTTGAGCAAAGAAACAGGCCGACACATATCACACGGTGGCCTAAAGAAAAGAGTTGAAGTTGAGCAAAGACGTAGAAAAGCACTTGCGATTAAGCGGAAGCTTGCCAAGTGGCTCGAAGAAACCCTTGAGGAAATCGAAAAGCTCGAAACCCAAGGGGTCGGGGCATACGCAGAGTACACCGACGACAGTTGAAACAGTCGCTACCCCCAGTGAGACTGTACCTGCAAAAGCGGTGGCACCTGAGTTCGACGTGGATGTAGCACAGGATGTAGTGTTCAAACCAAACCCCGGCCCCCAGACGTATTTCTTAAGTGCGTCAGAACGTGAGGTTCTATATGGTGGTGCAGCGGGTGGCGGTAAGTCATATGCTATGCTTGCTGATCCGCTACATGGTTTGAATGATCCTAACTTCTCTGGTCTACTTGTACGTCACACTACGGAAGAACTTAGAGAACTAATACAAAAGTCTCAGGAGTTGTACCCACGTGCCGTACCAGGTATCAAATGGTCAGAGCGTAAGTCTCAGTGGACTAGCCCAAAGGGTGGAAGACTATGGATGTCTTATCTGGATAAGGATACAGATGTCACCAGATACCAAGGTCAGGCTTTTAACTGGATTGGATTCGACGAACTTACACAATGGTCTAGCCCTTACGCTTGGGATTATATGAGATCACGTTTACGTAGCTCAGCACAACACTTAGGTTTGTACATGAGAGCTACAACCAACCCCGGTGGCGCAGGTCACTCATGGGTTAAGAAAATGTTCATTGATCCTGCACAGGCAGGTAAACCTTTTTGGGCTACGAATATTGAAACAGGCGACACTATTACATTCCCTCAAGGACACAGTAAAGCGGGTCAGCCTCTGTTTAAGCGTAGATTTATTCCTGCGTCTTTGTTCGACAACCCTTACCTCGCGGATGCTGGCGACTATGAAGCCATGCTACTATCACTACCAGAGCATCAACGAAAGCAGTTGCTCGAAGGAAACTGGGACATCAACGAAGGTGCAGCCTTCCCAGAGTTTGACAGGTCAAAACATGTTATCGAAAGCTTTGACATACCTGAGAACTGGGTTAAATTCAGGGCTTGTGATTATGGTTATGGTAGTTACACTGGCGTTCTATGGTTTGCTGTTTCCCCTGACGAACAGCTAATCGTATATCGTGAGATGTATGTCTCTAAGGTTACAGCGACAGACTTAGCTGATATGATCTTAGACGCAGAAAGACATGACGGTGGTATGAGATACGGTGTGCTTGACTCATCTTTATGGCACAACCGTGGCGATACAGGGCCATCACTAGCGGAACAGATGATCATGAAAGGTTGTCGTTGGCGTCCTTCAGATCGTTCTCGCGGCTCTCGTATCGCAGGTAAAAACGAAATACATAGACGTTTACAAGTAGATGACTTCACAGAGAAACCACGTCTAGTATTCATGGACAACTGCACTAACACAATAGCGCAGATACCAAGCATCCCTCTGGATAAACGTAACCCAGAAGATGTAGACACACATGCAGAGGATCACTTGTACGATGCCTTGCGTTACGGTGTCATGACACGCCCACGCAGCAGTGTATGGGATTTCAACACAGCAACACAACGCACAGGCTTTCAAGCTAGTGACTCAACATTTGGATATTAAGTATGGCAGAACAAGAAGAAATGTTTGAAACAGATGAAGTCGTAGCTGCAGAAGACAGCGACGATAGTATCTTCCGTGAGAAGTCTAGCGTAGTAGGCTTTGTTCAAGAGCGTTACAAACGTGCAGAAGATGCTCGTTACGCAGATGAACAACGTTGGTTACGTGCGTATAGAAACTATCGCGGCATTTATGGTTCAGACGTTCAGTTCACAGACTCAGAGAAATCACGTGTCTTTGTTAAAGTTACTAAGACTAAAACACTAGCAGCATACGGACAGATCGTTGACGTACTATTCGGAAACAACAAGTTCCCTCTATCTGTTAATCCGTCTGTGTTGCCAGATGGTGTAGCAGAAGCGGTACACATTAACCTAGACCCTAAAGCATCAGCATCACCTGATGCCATTCGTTCTGTTACAGAGCAGAAACCTTCAAGCCCTTACCTGATTGATGGCGACACAACGCTACAACCCGGTGAGACTTTGATGGACCTACAAGCTCGTATGGCAGGTTTGAAAAGCAAGGTTGAGGCTGTATCAGATAAGATCATTGAGGGTGAAGGTACAACTGCATCCACTGTGACATTCCATCCTGCTATGATCGCAGCTAAGAAGATGGAAAAGAAGATTCACGATCAGCTACAAGAGAGTGGTGCTTCTACACACCTACGCTCTATGGCATTCGAGATGGCACTGATGGGTACTGGCGTGATGAAAGGACCATTCGCGCTAGACAAAGAGTATCCTAACTGGAATGCTGATGGTGAGTATGAACCACTCATCAAGACTGTACCAGAGTGTAGCCACGTTTCTGTGTGGGACTTCTACCCTGACCCAGAAGCTAAGTCTATGAATGATGCAGAGTATGTAGTTGAACGTCACAAGATGTCACGTACACAGCTACGCTCTCTGAAGCAACGTCCATACTTCA